ATCCAGCTCTCCCGCTTCCATCTTTGCAACCAAGTTCGCGACAGGGAATCCTTCCCTCTCCACGTAAGCGATCTCTCGCAGATTTGGGAGAACTCTTCTGAGTCCAAGCCCAATGCCTTCATATCCAGAGCAGAGGCTGAGGTGTGTAATTGTTTTGGTAGTATCCACATTATTATTCTCCATTTATTGTTTATATAATTCTACAAGCAAGAGTTTACCTGTAAAAGATGTGGCGACCGATCTTGACAGTTACTGTCATCGATGACGCCCAGTAAGGCGAGCAGTAGTCTGCATGATAATGATCAGCGCCTAAAGTGTAGTTGGTAATCTTTGCGCTATATACGATGCTGAGTGCCTTTGAGTAGCGCTTGTGAGACTTGGCCTTAGCAACTAATGCGTCGATCTTGCCAGAGTTCCAGCAGCTAAACTGCATGCGTTGCAAGCAGACTTCGCGCCGTGTCATATCGCGCTTCCATGCTCGATTGCATATGACCTCATAAACTGCTTCCATTGAGCCTTCAGCGTATTCGCCGCCCGCTTCAAGTATGAGTGTAGATGCAATGATATCTTCGTCCGTGTAAGCGACCAGAGGCAATGCGCTAAGAAGCGCGAGTAGTGTGATTGATATTGTTTTCATATTATGATTATTGGTTATGTATGGCTTATGCCAATGCCCATGACTTTGGCAACCCAAACACCCATGTCAATACATCATTCAATAATAATTCAATTGCCTGTAAATGCGCGCCCTTGCTTGGCTTTGCCTCTGCAACATTGGATGGAATCCATCCCGGAAGTCATGAATGATGCCACAAGCTTTGCCGTCATGCGGCCGCAGCACTCTGCCTGTTGACTGGATTGCCTTGCGTTCTGAGCGCCCACAGCCAGCCATGATGATCACATTGGCAATAGGCGCATCAAATCCTTCCTCAATTGCTGATGTGCCAATCATGCACTTCAAGCTGCCATCCCGAAACCTAGCAATTACATCAGCTCGTTTCTTTGCACCCATCTTGCTGTAAACCAACTCAGCGCCATCAATTGAATCGGCTAAGCGTTTGCCATGTTCAATTGAGCCAATCAGCACAATGGTATGATCGCCGGCATCCATGCTTTGTCTGGCAATCAATTCAATGTGTGCATCTCGGTCAGGGTTCTCCCAGATGCCAAGCTTTTGTGCTGCCTGCCATTTGCACTGGCTAGTCTGCTTGCGCTCACCCTCTTCAGTTCTGAACATCCACGCCATCTTTCGGCGCCTGCTTGCAATCAATTGATCTGACAATTCCTCAATGGCTTGTGATGCTGTTGCACTTTGCACGTCATGCCAGACAACCTTTGCCTTGGCCAGATGCCCATGATCAACTAATGCATCGCGTTTAATGGAATGCATATTGTTGCCAAATAGATGACTAACTAAATAGTCGCGGTCCGAGTCGCCGCAGAATGGCGTTGCTGATAGTCCCCACCTGGCAGACTCTGCTTGTCTGATCTTGGCGCTCCATCCATCAGCACCTGATCTGTGGCATTCATCCACGATTAACAGGTCTGGCTTGCTTCCCATTGGCGCACCTGCTGCGCAGTAAATTTGCAGATGCGCTTTCTCTTTTATGACTGGGAATCGATCACAAGCTGATTGCATTTGCTCAACCTGTTCTCTGGTGTTGACCATGATTTCCACATCAGCCACACCTCTGCGCCTAGATAAACAAACAGCCAGAGCAGATGCCGCAATATGCGTTTTACCTGCTCCGGCTGGTGCTTTCAGAATACCTCGCTTGCTTTTACTTAAAAAGTAAATTGCCCGTTGTTGGTATTCTCTGACTTCCATCTTACCAAGGGTCTTCCTCTGTTTCGATTACCTCTGGCTGGCTCATGCCTTCTTTAAATAAGATATGATTCTGATCATATACAAAGCCATTAAATCCGATCTCTGGCCAATGCTTATTTGAATCGGTTCGATCAGGTGACATCTCAACTATGGCAGTGAATTTTTTATCTTTTACAATTTCAAAGAATGCTTGCGGATCTTCAGAGTCTAATTGGTCCCTGAATATTTTGACGCCGCATGCTTTGAGATACATAAAGATTAATGTGCGTGCCTTGTATTGAGAGGTTGGCAATGCCAAGTCTCCCCAAAAGAATGTTTTGCGCATTGTTGCGCCATCCTTTGTTGCAAATGTGCATTCAAATAGATCAGTGCCATCGCGCTGGTTTACCTTGTGAGATACATTTGATGTTTTAAACTCATACTTGCCAGCCTCAGTAATGTAACTGCTGCCTGTTGAGTTTGCGTCCTCTTCTGTTGCGATATATTTTGCCATGATTTTTAGTATGCTTTGATTTCTTCCCAGGCTTTAATGCCGGGTATTGTTATTGTTAATTTTAGAGCTGCCCGAATCTTTGATTCATTTGGACTGAAAAGATCGGGCCGTGCTGCCATTAGTTTGGCTTCACTTTCGACCTCGAACTTGATTGTTTTGCGAACCTTCACACCAGCAACTGCATCATGCTTCGATGCTGCTTCTTTGCGTAGTGTTGCAATATGCGCTTGTGCATCATCCAGCAAGTCAGTGTTGTCACTGTCGGCATACAATAGCTGTGCCGCTTCTGCCATCACCTGTTGCTCTTGGATTCTGGCTTGGCGTTCTGCTGCAATCTTCTTATCACGTTCCACAATCTGAAATGCTCCAAGCAATTGAGCAATCCGGCTTTCCTCTGCTTTAACATCTTCAATGTAATCTTTGGCAACGCCGTCAATCTGTCTGCCAATTTCAAGCACTGGTGCTTTGGCATCCTTTCTTGATTCCTCAATGCCTTTGATTAGATGACGCAATGCAGACTGTGCTTCTGCTGCAATTGTTGCTTCAAAGCCATCGTCAACAGTTTTAATGCCTTTAGATGACATCAATGCTTCAATCTTCATCTGCTCGGCTTCAGCAATGATCTCAATAGTCACGCCATTGATCTTTGGATGTGTGATCAATTCGCTCATTTTGATACCGCCTTTCTAAATGCATCAAATCCAATTTCCATTTTGGCTTGGATGTTCTGCGGCAAGTCTCGCCATGTTTGATCAAGGTCGAGGTCAATGTTTCCCTTGTTGGTCCAATACAGATTGGTTCTGTATTCCAAGTCATTCTCAGCAATCAAGCTTTCAAGATGCGGCCGCTGTCCCATATCTTCGACTTCAATTGCATCAACATCAGTTGCTGGCTCTTCCAACTTCTTTGGCTTTGGCTTCTTTGCTTCAGCAATTGGTGATGCTTCTGCAATATCAATTTCCTCTGGCACATAAACGCCTTGCACAATCTCTGGCGCAATGGCTCGGAGTGTTTCCGAGATACATCTTGCTCGAAGCATTGCAGCCGGCGTCTTATCCCATGCAGAACCCTTGCGGACCAATCCGGCCCGCTGTGCGTCATCCATTGAGAAGCTGCCTTTGATCTTGTTGCCTTCAAAGTCAAAGACGGCAGATTGCACAGCCTCATTCTTTAAGTCATCCCAGGTGACTTTACCACCTGCCCTGCGGAAGTCAGCCAGCATCGCATCTGCGCGCTTGGTCAACTTGCCTTTTACCAAATGGTAGTTCTTAGCCATCTCTAGTGGCGGCTTATTCTCAGCCATACATTGTAAGGCAAAGATCATTCCCGCTTCTTTTGATTCGCATCCAAACATCCCAGATCGACAAATAGCGTTGCCGAATAAATCAATGCCTTTTGCATCATTGATCTTATCATATGCACTAAGTTGATTCATCTAGTGCCTTTCTCATCGACCACAATACTGACCTGTGGCGCTTGTTTATGCCTTGGAAAAACTTGCAACCGGAATACGCGTATTCCTTTCTCTTCTAGTTCTTCCAATATTGCTTCAACCCTAGATTCGGCTTCAGCTTTAATTTCTTTTATATCATTCATATTTACCTTTTGTTTATTATTAAGTGACTTTAGTAGTCACTGGCAGGAATAAATGAATGACTTAATGTGCGTCAATACATATAGAATAAATTTAAATTATAAATTCATCATTGTCGTCGTCGTCTTCCCATTCGATTTCGTAGTCCATGTTTTCTATATCTTCAAATTCTTTTATCATATTGAGCGCCTCAGTGTA